TTAAAACCATAATTGGCGCTGTCCGGTCTGATTTGGGTGCGGTGGTGCAGGGTCAATTTTACCTGGCGTCACAATATAGCGCTCTATCGACTCCATCGTCACAAAGGTGCAACTGCAATTGATATTGGTGCACTGATGGTAGCGTTCTTTTGTGTTCTCACTAAGATAGCGACTAGTACGAGCATGCGCAGCGTGCTTACACTGTGGACAATGGAACATGATTCACCTCCATTCACGAAACGTGAACTAATCATACCCTATTATTCACAAATCGTAATATATGTTTTCAGATTAATCGAAAAAGGATGTTCTATGTCTGTTTTGAAACATTGTATGCTATGTTCATTGTTGCTAATACCTTCTGCAGTAATGGCAAGAACGCCTGACAATACGGTTAGGCTATTGCAAAAAAGCCTGAAACCCTGGCAGCCAACAGCCATCACGCAGGCAGATAAAGCCTTAACAATCGTCCTGCCAGAGAAAAATATTCCTTCCGAAGCCTACGAAGCCTTAGCCACATCAGGCATATGTTCCCCTATATGGACAAAAGATGTTCCCGCGTCTTTCTTAAAAAATATTAGTGAGATCAACGTCGTTAATCAGTTTAAAGCGACGGGTTACACGTTTGAGAACCCGGCGGCGAGTTGTAGTGAAATGGGTAAGCTGATGGACGAGCCCGCAAAAGCTTTGTTGCTGTCCAAAACCCGGTTATTTAAACCATCCAAATAAGCTGGACAGAGAATAAACAACCCGCGTAAAGCGGGTTATTTTTACTCTTCGCTGTCGTCTGAATCATCGCCGTGATCATCAGCCTCAAACTCGACATCCGATAGTTTGACTTCCAGCTCTAACGCGGTTGTATAGCCGCTGTTGCTGAGCGAGTGGGTCACTTTGGTAATTATCCACGCCTGCTCGTCTATGATGCTTTTAAATCCCGAAACCTTTACCGGTGTTTCGGGATATAATTCGGCGCGACCGACAGCGAGACTTATTGAGAACTCGGCAACGCCGCGCTGTAGCTTGTCCCACTTTGCTTTAGCTGCGCGCATTGCCTGGGCTTTTGTTGAATAGACCGTGGTTAGCGCGAATACGTTATCAGCCTCACCGGCCATGTATTCACCTTCGCGCGCTTCTGGCTCTTTGGCCTCTTTCTTTTTCGCCGCTTTGGCTTTCGGGTGTTGCAGTGCGCGCAGGTGCTGCTCTTTCGGTTTGCGCTTCACTTTCACCTTTTTTGGCTTCGGCTCTTTGGTATGCAACCACTGAGCCGTTACGCCGGTGTAAGCACCCCGGTCGGCAATCGCAAACTGATGCCGGTCGCCGTCGCTGCGGATAATGGTCACCTGCGGGATGGGTTTACCGCTGGCGTTGACTGCATTGCCCGGTTTGAGGAACAGGAGTTTCCCCGCTTTGACAGACACCTCGCCGCCGTTCCGGTCGGCAAGCCGGGTCAGGAATTTGGCGTCAGATTCCTGCGACTGGTCGATATGCGGAATAACGATTTTTGCCAGCTCCGGCGCAACGGCCGCCGTCAGTTTGTTACGTGTCGCGATGGTCCCGACAATCATACCGAGCGTTTTATCGTGCCATGACTCCTCGCGCCGCGAGTTCAGGGAACCGCGAAAATCGGCGCTCCGGGCGCGGATGGTCACCGTATCCGGCGCGCCCCGGTGTTCAACCTCATCCACGGTGAAACTGCCCTTGCCGATAAGCGCCGAGCCTTTCCACCCCAGAAAAAGCGTCAGCACCGCCCCGCGCACCGGCAGAACGACACGCCCGTCGGCGTCGTTGAGCTCGATATCGAGCTGGTCAGCTTCAACCCCCCGATTGTCGGTCATGGTCAGGCTAATCAGGCGGTCACTGATGTTGCCGGTAATATCTTTGCTGTCAATTTTCAGCATAAACGCGGGGGTGAGCGTGCTCCCCGCTTCGCTATACAGTATTTCTGACATCAGAACCCCAAGCTTGACGTTAATTTTGTGGCGGCTTCTTTCGCCTTACCGACCAGACTGTCGGCCTGTTTATTCAGGTCGCCATACACCGCCGCGAGCGACTCGTCGACGCGGGTCAGTGTCATGGTGAAGGTGATTTTCCGGGGTGAGCCGTCCGCAAAAAACTCGGTGCCGGTCTCGCTGACACTGTTGATAACGTACATCCCGTAAATCAGACCGGTTCCGGCCAGTAACGGCCAAGCGCGCCCCTCCTCCGCCATCAGGCGCAGCGCGGTCAGCGTCAGATGTCCGCCGGTGAGCTCCGGGAACAGTTCGCCGCTGAGCGTGATTTTCTCCTCACCCACGCCGAGAAACTGAAAGGCATCACGCTTGCCGACGCGGTTGTTTGACGGCCAGCGGTATTCCGCGTCGCGCTGCATACTCTGAAACGGCAGCGTCTGACGCATAAAAACGAAAAAGCCAAGTGCAAGCATCATCTCAGTGGTTCCTTATCCGTCGGTTCGCATACTGGCGCGTTCGCGGGCGCGCTTGTCCCGGTCGGCTTTCTCAACGGCATCCTGCAACTGACGCCCGAGGTCGCCGCCCGGTGCGCCGCCGTTGTTAAGCGTGATGTTGTAATGGCTCTGCCGGTTGTCGGTGTACGCTTTCCCGGCACCGGGAGCGGTAACGGGCTGATACGCCTGATAACCGCCATAAGAGCTGGTTGCGGGGATATACCCGCCGTTACTGATGGCCGGGTTTTGCGTCGCATTTGCTTTCGCAGCACCGGCTTTTTCCGCCGTTTTATCGAGGTCGCCCGATTCCTTGTTAATGACACCGAGCTTTTCCAGAACCCACTCAATACCCGCGCGCAGCTTGTTGAACGCTTTAAGCGGAAACATCAGCGCATCAGCCAGCCCCTGGCCGAATCGCATCCCGGCATCCTTGCAGGCGTTGAGTTGCTCCTGAGACGATTTCACCGGCTCAAGCAGGTTGGTAAACCAGTCCCAGGCGGCTTTGAGCTTTTCCCCCAGCCAGTTAAACATCGGTTTCAGCGGTGAGAACAGCTCCCCGACCGGCGCAAACGCCGCCTTAAGCCCTTCGATCACGCCCTCAAAAAAGGCCGAAATGGGCTCCCAGTATTTACGAATCAGCAATGCCCCGGCGACGATGGCGACGCCAATCGCGACAATCGGCCAGGTGAGCGCGCCGAGTACCGTCATGATCGCGCCACCCACGACGCTGAAGACGGTGCCGAGTACCCCGGCAATCGCAATGATGGCGTTGATACCGCTGATAACCGGGAACGCCACCAGACCGATTGCGCCGACAACCCCGATAATCCCGACGGCCACCGCCGCGATGGTGCTGATGGTCTGCGCCAGTCCCTTGTTTTTCTGGATCCAGCCGTCGAGCTTAAGCACATACCCGGTCGCGGTTTGCACCAGTTTGCGAAGGGAGGATTCCTGCTGGTCGAAAAGGTCTGTGCCGACCGCCTCATAAGCTGACTGGAATTCTTTGAAGTCGCCGCCGAGGTTGTCCTGCATGACCTTCACGAGCTCCTCGGTTTTGCCATCGGACGCCTTAAACGCGGCAGTAAGCTGGTCTAACTTGCCGGTCGACGCGGCTGTCATCAGCACCTGAGCCGCTGAGCTCGCCTCCTCGCCGAAAATGGTTTTCATGTATTCGGCACGTTGCCCGGTGCCGAGTTTATTTTTATCAAAGCTGGTCTGAATCTCTTTCAGGATGGTGAATATCGGGCGCGTGTTTCCCTTGCTGTCGGCGGTCTTGACACCAAGCTCCTTGATGGCAGTAGCCGCCTGGCCGGTCGGAGCCTGTAAACGGCTGAGCACCGCGCGGCTCCCCGTCCCGGCCATCGAGCCGGTAATTTTGGCGTCATGCAGCGCACCAATCATCGCCGCCGTTTGCTCAATACTTACACCGGCATTTTTTGCCACCGGTGCCGCATAGGTCAGCGCATCGCTCAGGCCGTCAAAGTCGGCGGCGGTCTTGTTCATCGTCATCGAGAGAACATCACCGATGTGCGCGACCTTATCGTTTGAAAGCTGGAAAGCCGATTTCATCCCCATCAGCAAACCGGCGTTTTCTTCCATCGTGCGCTTGTTCGCCAGCGCCATGTTCAGCGTGACCGGCGTAGTCGCCTGAATGGCGGCTACATCGCCGCCCGCTTTGGCAATGATGATTTGCGCCCCGGCAGCATCATCAGCCGAGGCGGCAGTGTTGTCGCCGAGCTGGCGCGCCTGTTTACGCAGGGCGGTCATTTCTGCTGAGTCTTTCGCTACGCCTAACGTCGCCTGTAGCTCGGAGTTCTTCTGCGCAAAATCAAATCCCGGCTTTAACAGTGCCGTACCGGCCAGCGTGGCAGTCGTGGCAATCCCGACACCGGCAGCGCCGACCGCCGCCGATTGACCGGCAAGCTCTTTTCCCGCCTGATAACGCTGCTTAACCGCGCTCAGTTTTGCCTGTTGCGCACTGACGCGCGCCAGCGCCTCGCGCTGCCGGTTAAGTTGCGAGGTGGTTTCACCAATACTGGTTTTCAGGCGGCGCTCATCAGCGGCCAGCGTGCGCGTGTTGATGCCCGCCTGGCTGAGTTCCTGCCGTGTACGCTGTACCGCTTCACGCAGACTGTTATGTTTAAGCTGGAGCGCGGCGGCATTTTTGCGCGCGGCTTCCATTGCGGCGGCCAGTGCGCGGGTCGGGTTTTCGGTCTGTTTAAACGCCACGGCCAGCGCGGCGGCTTCCTGTTTCGCTTTCGCCAGCGACTGGCTGGTCACGGCAAGCTGTGCGCTGGTCTTGCGAAAACCCTCGATTCTGGATGCCTGGCTGTTGAGCTCACGTAATGTGGTTTGCGTCGCCCGGATATCGCCGGCCAGCGTTTTGCTGGCCTTTTCGATGGATTTTAACGGGCGGGTCGCCTGGTCAACAGCCCTGAGCAATACCTGTAATTTCACATCACTCATTGGTGTTTCCGCTTCGCTGGAGCGCTTTTTCGCGCCATGTAACGAGCTCGGTCAGGCTCAGGGGAAATAACTCGGATGGCGGCCAGTGAAAAATCACCGCGATATCCGCCATCAGGTCATCGACTGACAGGTCGGGCGGGAAGGTTACTGCGCCGAACCCGGCGACAAAAAACCAATCACCTTACCGGCCAGCGCCACAAGGTCAGGCAGCTCCAGCGCGGCGACTTCCTGCTCGGTCAGTGACGGCGCAGTCACGCGGGGCAGTACTTTAATTAGCGCGTCGACGTCGGAGTTTGCCACCGAGGCGAGGCTGACGCCGCGCAGCGTTCCGGCGTTGGGTTTCATCAGGGTAATCTGGTCAATAACCTGCTCGCCGCGTTTGATGGGGGTTTCCAGGGTGATCACGTTTTCGTTTTTCATGGTGTTCTCTTCATAATCGGGAATGCGGGTAACCGGCCAGCGTCGCTGACCGGGTGAAAAATTACAGGCCGATATTGCGGCGGTGCTGTTCGAGGCGGTCGGTGCCGTTCACTTTCTCAATCATGTTGAGCGTGTCGATTTCAACCAGCTCTTTGCCGTCCATCGTCAGTTTGAAGTACGTGCAGATAACCGAGATTTTTGACTCGCTGTCTTCGCCCTGCTTACCTTCGCCTGTGTCGATCTCTTTCTGGCGGCCACGCATGACCACCTCAACGGCGACCGTTTCGCCGGTGTCGTCGCGCTGATAGGAGCCCGCAAAACGAACCGGCACGGCATCGACGCCGGTTGCGCCGTACAGCTCCCAGATAGCAGAATCCGGGAAACCGCCGAGCGACCATTCCATCGACAGGGCATCATCATCGAGCCCCATATCAATCGGCGCGACGCCGTTCATTCCTGCGCCGCGATAGTTCTCCAGCTTGCGGGTCAGCTTCGGCAGGGTGATGGATTTGGCGATCCCCTGATAGCTGTAGCCATTCAGAAACACATTCATGTATTTGAGCTTGCGCGGCATTGCCATTTAGTCTGGCTCCTTATTTGCTGTTGACCGAGGAAACCAGCGTCGCCAGATATTTATCGGTGATGCGCTGGCGTAAGGTCAGGTTTTCCAGTGGGGGAACCGGCGTGTAGTCGTAATCGATATACAGTTTTCCGGCTTTCAGGGTCTCTTTGTCGTTGGCCTCTTCGTCAAACCAGCAGCTCGCATCGACGATGTAACCGTTCATTTTGAGCTCGCGGAATTTGGCGTTAATGCCATCGACAATATCGCGGATAAGCGTCGCGGTGATGGGCTTGTCGACCGCCCACATGTGCGCGGCGGCCATCGTGTCGGCAATCACCTGCGCGGTGCGGGTGTAGTTCTCAAACAGGAATAACGGGTCATCGGAACAGGTGCGGTTACCCCAGAAACGAAAGCCATCCTTGCGAATCAGTGTCGTAACGCCCGCCTCGTTAAGCAAATCCGCATCGGTGCCGGGCTCCTGCAAATCCCAGAACACCGACGCGCTGATGCCGGTGACGCCATTAACGCCGACGTTAGACAGGGTTTTGTGCCAGCCGACCGACTGGTCGATGTAGGCGCGCAGACCGAGTGCACGGGCGGTGGCGTATGCCGTGGCGGTCGCATTTTTCACGGTATCCCAGGCGAGAAAATCCGGCCAGATAACCATCAGCTCGCGCTGGCTGAAATTGTCGCGGTATTTGATGGCATCAGATACTGTTTTGCAGCCCCACGCGCTGACGTAGCCGAACGCGCGCAGTTTCTGACAAACCGGCGCAAGGGCGGTCGCCACCTCCAGCGTGTCAAAACCCGGCACACCGAGAATGCGCGGCTTCACGCCGGTGACGGCTTCGGCGGTCAGCAGTGCCTTGAGGCCGGTGTATTTGCCGTGCTCGTCCGTGGTGCCGATGATATTGGAAACGGTCTGCGCGAGCGCAGCCTCTTCATCGTCGCCGGTGCCCTCCGCGACACGCACAACGACAATCACCGGTTTTGCCTGGTCAGCGATGGCCTGCAATGATGCCGCCAGCGTGCCTTTTTTACCGGCTTTTGCGATGGCGCTTTGTACGCTGGTAATCAGTACCGGCTCGTTAAGGGGAAAGGTCGCGGCATCGGCATCGCTGGCGGTGCAGACCATGCCGACAATGGCGGTCGAGACGGTGGAAATGACGCGCGTGCCGTCGTTAATTTCGACAACCTGCACGCCATGATGATAATCACTCATCCGTTTAACTCCGTGGTGTGGGGGTGAGTGATATTTTCAGGGCAGGTTTATTTGCAGACCAGCAAACAGAGCTGGCTGGGAGGTATTACAACAATTACGGATAATCAAAAAACGGGAGCAATGAGCATTTATCGCCCCCGCCAATGCATCAGGGCTGTTCAGGCCAACTGATATCCGGAGCAGAACTACAATCAACTACCTTGAGCGCCTTAACATAGGCAAGCCAGGTAATCAGGCTCGCTTTGTCGTCATCAGTAATGATGCCGAGTGTCAGCTCCGTTTGCCAGATACTGATAGCACTCTGCGCCGCTGACAGTAATGATGCTCGCTTTGATTCAGCGGCCGATATTTCTGCGGCATGTTGCGCATTGCGGTCTGTTACCCATTCAGTGCCACTCCATACGTCATAAGGGGTTATCGGGGCGAGCATCGTTGTTCCGGCGGGAAATTCACCAGGCGCAGAAACCTCGACAGGCTGACCGGTGGTAGTCGAATAAATTATTTCGCCCCGGTGATCGGCAAGAGATTCCCATGAAAGACCATCGACAGCCCTGCAAACGACCTTACCTTTGCGCCGTACCGGCGGTGCATCCGTACAGGAATTAGCAGGAAGACCAACGCCAATTGGGATATATTCGATTGAAGAAGAAAGAAATTCCCGCGTGTCACCCTTGAAATTAAAGATCGTAATATCACCGGCCACAGTGGCTATCATATTGTTATCTAATATTGCTTTCGCCATCATACCCCCCTCACGATGTAATTAAATGCGATGTTCCGTGGCCTTGATTCATTGCCACCCGATGAAGCCATGCGATCACCATATGGCCCCTGTCCCTCATTGATAGTGACCGAGGCTCTGACCGTTCCGTTTGCCTGAACAAACATCAATGTCTGGTCATGAACGTGAGCCGCGTTCTGGGAAGCCTGCCAGCTCAGCAAAGTACGCGACGGATCAGCTCTCCCGGCGTCATCCCACCCTCTGATAAATTCCCCCCGTAAGTCAGGCAATTTAAGGTTTGGATAGGCCTGCGCCAGCCTGGGATACTGTTCCGCCGTAAAAGCCGCGCCATTACACCTAATCCAGCCTTTAGGAGGTGTCTCCGTTGGCCAGGGTATCGGAACACCAGCCGGCAACGCAGAACCCTCACCTAAACCAAGGTATTCAAGAATTTCAGTCGCGCTTTTTCCCGACAGAGCCGTCAGCGTAGCGTTGCGTGGTTGCTTATCCTCCAGCGCAGCCGCCAGTTCACCGAGCGTATCCAGCTCAGGCGGCGCACCGTTAATCAGCGCCGTGAGCGCCGCTTTAACAAATGCCGTCGTTGCCAGTTGAGTGTCGTTTGCCGTCTGTGCTGCCGTCGGCGCTTTCGGCGCGCCGGTAAAAACCGGGCTGGCAAGGGGTGCATACTGCGTATGCGGGTTGCTGGCTGCGATATGCTGTTTCATCAGGTTGTCGCCGTAGTTTTTCACCTCGATAGCCTTGTCATCAGCATACTGGCGTGTTGCCAGCACGACCGACGGGTCAATTTTCAGCGTGACGGCAGCCGTCGAGGAGACAATCAGCACCATGCGGATGGTCTGAGTGCGCCCGCTTCCCTCCTGCAACTGCGGCTTGTAGGTTTCCGGGCAGTTCGCCACGGCAATTAACACGCCGCTATCGTCATAAAGACCGATTTCACGTATCCAGAAACCGCCCTCGTTCTCGGGGATAACCTGCTCGGCAATAATCTGGCTGGTATTGCTGGCGTCAATGCTCAGCATATTCAGCGGGGCGATGCGTTTCTGGTTAACCAGCTTCGTTTGCGTGGCGTCCGGCGTCGGCAATGTGCCGTTGCCATCGCCCACGGCCATTTGCGTAATGTTGAGCTTTGTACCCAGTGCGGTCGCGTTTGCCAGCAGTGCCGCGCCCTGGTTGGTCAGAATGGCAAAGAATTTCGCGGTCATGCGCTTACTCTCACGTTGTCGATAAAATGAATGGCCGAGGCCGGGAAATATTCCCCGCCGCCGGTGATGTCCTCAGGTAAATAGGGGTAAACGACCAGCTCGTCTCCGGCATAGCTTCCCGCGTCGACGTAACACTCGCCCGATGTGCTCAGGCTGATGGCAAGCCCGGTCAGGTGGCGGCTGGCGGGTTTCGCATCATTGATAAGCCGCTCCAGCTCCTGATACATCTCGTCGGTGATGCCGCCGTCGAGCACGCCCACCACCAGGCGAAATGTGCCCGGCTCTTCGTTAAGCTCCCACCACTCGCGCACCTCGATAAGAAAACCGAGCGGCTCCACCACGCGGCGCAGGGCGCTGATGGTGCCCTTGTGCTGATGGACGAAAAACGAGGCCGTTATCACCCGGCGTTTCGTGGCTTCCGGCCAGTCGGCATCCCACCGGCCGACCGACAGGGCCCATGCCAGATAGGGCAATAGCGCCACCGGGCAGGTCTGCGGATTCCACAGGGTGCGCAGCGGCACCGGGACGCGGGCAATCTCAGCCGCTGCGGCTGCGGCGGCCACTTCCAGCGGCGACGAGCCAACGGGTAACAGCCGGTCACTATTCATCGTTTCCCCCGGTGGTGATGCTGTACCCGGTGCAGTAAGACGCCTGATGTTTGCCGAGCACGATGTCGCCTGGCGGCTCGTTCAGATCCACGCGCTGGACGCCTTCAACATGCAGCGCGGCATAAATGGCTGACCGGCGAACGTCACGCCCCAGCCGGTGCTGCGCAGTAATATAGGCTTTCAGTTTCTGCTCAGCCGTGGCGCGAATGGGTTCCGCTTCGGGGCCAGGGTAAAACCAGAGTGTGGCGGCCACCGCATACGGCACAATCTCCGCCGCCCGCACCGTCACGCGGTCACCCACCGGGCGCACGTCATCCGCGTTGAGCGCCTTTTCCACCACGGCCAGCAGGTCACCGGCGGCGGTGCCGTCACCCTCGCGGGCAAGCACGGTGATGGTCACACAGGCCGGTGTCGGGCTCTCGACAGAAATATCAGCGACACGCCCGTCGGCGCTGCGTCCGTGGTATTCATAGGCACCAACCGGACCGGCCACACTGAGCCCCTCAAACGCCTGTTGCGCGCGCAGACGCAAATCGGCATCGGACTCCATCACCGCCGCCACCGGCGGGATGGCGGTCTCGTCTGCCGGGGTGATGGTCAGCCGTGCGGTGTTGTTGTTCGCGGCCATCACATCAAGGTCGCTCCCTTCGGCGCTTGCCAGCGTCACCGCGCGGGCGGCTTCGTTGACGCGCTGCCGCCAGATAACCTCCCGGTAGGCGTTCTCTTCCAGAAATTTGGTCAGTGGCTCGGACTCCAGCGCCAGTGTGCGGGCGACGGCGTCCTGTTGCTCCGCCGGAAACAGCGAAACCAGTGTCGCCTTGCGCTCGGCGAGAATGCTCTCGTAATCCAGCGCCTCAACCACATCCGGCGCGGGGAGCTGGCTTAAATCAACAATCGGCATGGTGTTAGCTCACAGGGATGGTTAACGAAAGGGCGTCGCCGGTGCTGGCAATCTCGCCGGTCAGGCTGACCACCATGCGACCATCAGACTGACGCTCGGTGGTCACCGCGCTTAAGGTGATGCGCGGCTCCCATTTCAGCACCGCGAAATAACAGGCGACCCTGATTTGCAGCTCCAGCGCCGGGGTCTGCGGCTGGTCAATCATGGAAGACAACAGCGAGCCGTAATCCCGGCGCATCACGCGCGAGCCAACCGGCGTCCGCAAAATGTCGCTCAGGCTCTGGCTGATGTGTTCCGCGTCGGTGATTGTCCCGCCGGTACTGCGGCGCAAACCGGTGTAACTGGCTGTCATAATGGTGTTCCTGTCGTGCCGCCGCTGTCGCCGGGGTGTTTGTGGGTATGCAGCACTTTGCCATTGGACGACAGCGCACCGCCGCTGTGCTCAATATCGCCGCGCATGGTGCCGCCTTTCTGCACTTCCAGCGAACCGGTGATGAGCTTGTTCGTGCAAATCACCTCCGGCGTATCGAGCGTGATGCGCACAGACGCTTTGACTGTTACCACCGGCACGGTGGCGGTGAGGGACTCGGATGCGGTGACGTCGGCGGTTTTGATGCCGCTGACGGTCAGGGAGCTGGTTTTCGGTTCGTACTCGATAACCGCGCCATCGGGGAAAGCAACATGCCAGGCGTCCGCCGAGGCAGACGGCGCGGGATTCTCATCGGAGAAAATACCGGGCAGCACAAACGCGGTATCGAGCTCGCCCCCGACGGCCAGGATTAACACCTGTTCACCAACGGAAGGAGCCCACCACGTACGCGAACGCCCCGCGCGCTGGGTCAGCCACTGGAGCCAGTCGGTAATAATGCCGCCGGTCTGCACACGGCAGCGACCGGCAGCGAGATCGGTTTCGACCACAAAGCCGGTGCGTACCATATTGCGGAGAGCGCGGGCAAGTTCGTTGATGTTTGCTGGTATGTTCATACAACGAAGAATGCCTAAAACATTAAAGGTATGGTATTGAAAGCCGTTATATGGATAACCACACATCATTTGGAGAGGGAGTTATGCCAGAGTCATTAGTTGAAAAAAAAGAAATATTAACCTACATCCTTTACATTGTTGTTTTTATTTTTGTAATGAGCAGGGCTTATGGAATAGCCAACTTATTAAGATTTTTATTCCGCCACCTGAACATTGGTTACTCAGACAGAAAAATGAAATTTCTCGATGAAAAATGGTTCAATGTTCAGCTTTTCAAAATAATAAACCGAATAAATATCACAAAAATAGAAGATGCAAGACTAATTCAGAAAGGTTTAAATGATGGATTTTTAAAATCATCGGACTTTTATTTCACGAGCTCATGGGGAGATGTAACACTCCCTATGTCTTTACCAAGAAAAATCCGTTCATTTATGATGGGATTAACTCTGGTTATTCTTGGCTCTGTGGCATGGTATGTACAAGAGCCCATTATTGAAGGCTATGCAAAATTCGATTATAAAGAGTTTAGTTATTATATCTCGAAGGATAACTTTTTCATCACAAACAAATATACTAAAAACAGTCCTCCAACAATCCATAGTAAAGAAGATTGTAAAAATTCCTTAGAACTTATCGATAGCACATCAATCTTTGCGATAGCCTGCACAAAATTCCTTGATGAGAGTAAGTCATATCAATGGTGGCTTGCTGATGAAATAAAATCAATTAACAAAGCTAAAAAGTCCTTATCAACATTAGCGTATATTTATTTAACACTTGGAACAATATGGCTATTTTCATTAGTGCAACATTTGACAGCAGGAAAAAAAGTAAGGGAATATAAAGCCTCTATTGAGAATACATAACCAACATAAAACAAGTGCGTAGCCTTATACTCCCTAGGCTACGTACAACACTTAATTTTTTCGGCAACGACGCAACTTACATAGCGCACAATATAACTTTAGAGTTATCTGTCATAGAACTTTTCGATCATCTCCCTGCATTCCTCACATGCTTTCTCATAATCTTTAAACTCTTTACTATAGAATAAAAAGAAAGCTTTCTTTATCTGAGGTATCTCAATAAAAATAAACTCATTAACCTTATGAAAGAAATGAAAGCTCCCGTTTGATGTTTTAAAAACAACCAGAGAATGGTACTTATTACCCTTCCTCTTTGTAGTGAGGTTTCGCCTACTCTTTCTCAATATTCGAAATACCTGTCCTGGAGTGGTGTCGCGACCCCAAAACATAGCGACAGGAATATTTGATAAGAAAGGTATATATTCATTACCTTTATATTTTAAAAAGCGATTTCTAAGATCCATTAATTGCAATTTAAAACCTATATACTGTAACCACCAAATAATACAATCACGATCATAGTTATTGAACTCTTCAGGTTCCTTTTCTACTAACATCCTTTTTAAGTTATCTTCGAAAGCCCCAAGCAAGTCTGAATTACATGTTCTACATGCGGGAATTGTTGCTCTAATGTAAGTAGTAGGCTGATTATTCTTCGCGCTCACCAAATATTTTGCTGGATTTGCCTCAAACGCCCATTGCGGGATGATGTGCTCTTTTGTAATCTCAACTGTGCTTCCACATAGAACACATAAGTCTGCATTATGCTCTGCTATTATGCGTTCCATCACAACGCCTTGCGATTGCTTGATTTTAGTTCTTAAAATCCCAAATTTCCTATCCATGCCGTTTACTCACATAAACTATGTGTTTAATAGCCATAGTAATATCTCTTCTTCTATTCCTTGTATAGTGACCCCATCAAAACCCAACAACTGCCTTTTAGGATATTGCACCTCCTCACTATTGCGCGCTGGCCGGTCTTTAAGCCCATACTGATGAACCCGCGCAATACGCTGCACTTTCCCGGTAAATTCCACCACTGCCGCCCTGTCATTACCGCTGGCTGTCAGATAGCGGTTAGTGCGCAGTTTTGCGAACATCTCCCGCTTAATCCGGCCTCTCTTTGCGCGTAGCGACTGGCTTTTTCGTGGTGCGTATGGCGTCCCGTCGGGCGCTTTTTGCGATTTAATCCGCTGTTGCTGGCGCTGGCGCAGCTTCTTCGCTATATCGACAGTCAGACGTCGGCGGCCTGCGGGCGAAAGAGCAGCAAGCAACCCCGCGAGCTTATCGTCGAATGGCTTAAATTCATCCATTCCACTGACTCACCAGTTCACCATTGATATATAACTTATCCGGGCGCGTCACCGGCTCCGGTAGTGGCGGTTCCGGGATGCATCGCACATGCAGCGCCGCGCCAACCTCATCAACCAGCGTTCGCTCGGTGAGTAACAGGCTGATGCTGATATCAAAACTACTGTCATTGTTAATATCAGCCTCGAAGACAAAGCCTTTTTTCTGCCCGGTGTCGGTACTGAGAATATCAGGCTGATGTTCGCGCAGCCAGGCCAGTACCGGCACGAGGATCAAATCAAAATCGCCTGTAAAATCCGTGACAACCACATTCAGCGTGTACTGTTTTTCAAACGACAGCGAGGTCGCCAGCGTGGCGGCAATGTTGCCGCTGTCCACGTACAGGCGCAGCATATCGGGGTTAGTCGCCAGCACCGGCGCGGCATTAATCAGGGCTTTTCGCAGACTGTCGGGTTTGAGCATCGATATCATCCTGGCATTGTTTGACGGTTTCGACCTGAAGCGCACAGCTTTCCAGCGCCCGCTCAAGGTTGCGGATATCCGCACTTAAATCGCCGTTGGTATGTGGATCACTTCCCGGCATCGGGCAAAGGCTCACTTTCGGGCAGCCGTTGTAAACAGTCACCGGCACTGGCGCAGGCGGCGCGCTTGTGCAACCGGCGCACAGCATCAGGCAAGTCAGCGCTGTACCAGCGGCGAAAGGCTTCGTTTTCATTGAGCAACCTCGTTATGGTCTGTTCCCGCCGGGCTTCCCGCTCCCCGGCGGCAAGCAGCTTCTGGCGTAAATCCACCTGCGCCCGTTCGTTTTTATCCGCCCGGTCACTGGCAACAATGAGCTGATTTTTCAGCATGCCAATCGTCGTTTTCTGCTCGCTGGCAACGCGGCTGGCTTTATCAAAAGACTCGCGAAGAGTGCCGTTTTCATGGCGCAGCCACAGCAGGCCGACGACGGTCAGAATCAGCAACACGATTAGCGTTTTCATTCTGCCCCCTTAAGGCAGTAATCCCGCTCGCGCTTGCGGCGGTTTTCCATCCCGGTATTTCTCACGCCATCGATATAGACCCAGCGCGGGAGCTGATCACAGGCCTGTTGCCACTTTTTCTGGTTCAGGAAATAGACCAGCGTGGACTTACATGCCGCGCCGGTGCCGACGTTAAAGGCGAAACTGACCACCGCGTCGTAAACCTGCGGCGGCATGTCGACCGGCGCGCAGACCGCAAGGCGGCGCTCCGTATTCAGCACGTCAGTAACAAGATTTTTTGCCGCGTCCTGCTCGGTGATATCGCGTTTCGGCGCGACCCCGGCAGTGTGGCCGATGCCTGATGTCCATACCCCCGCGCTGCACTGGTAGGGGCGCAGACGGCACCCCTCAAGGTCTGCCAGCAGGGCGAGACCGTCCGGGGAGGTACTGAGTAAACGAAAATCAGGCAACAGTGCCGCCAGTGCCAGCACCGCGACCACACTGCAACGCTTAACGATTGATGACATTGTTAATCTCCTTACTGCTCAGGGCGTTTTGTCCGACCTGTAGCGCAAGCAGCGCATAGCTTTTGCGCCTGTAATACCAGTTCACCCCGACAGTCGCCACGACGCCCAGCGCGCCGAAATACGCGGCAAAGTCCTGCGGCGTCATGGCACCAAAGAAGGTCAGCGCGACGCTTATCCAGTAGGCGAGCGAGGAGGTGATTTTTTCCATACTCAGTCCCATAAATTCACCGTTTCCTGTACGGGCGCGGTCTGAATGTCCGGCAGTTCGATCGCCGTGCCGTAAGGCAGCACCGCGCCGAGTTCAGCCAGTCCCGGATTCGCAGCGAGCACCGCCTCGAATACCCCCTCAGTACGCCCGTAATGACGGACGCAGATGACATCGAGCGTGTCGCCCTGATGCGCGATGACCTTCATCAGATTTGTCCCACGATGCAGCGCGGTTTGTCCTGAATGCGCGCCACTGACCAGCGCATGTCCCGCCACAGCTCATCAATCGTGGTATCGATGCTGTCGGCTTTTTTGTCGCCTTTCGCGCTCGCATCCACGCCGCGATAACGTTCATACAGTGTGGCGGTTGCCATCGCACACACGGCGCGCTGGTAATGAAAAACCCGCGTGCTCTCGCCGTCGATGTCATCCGAGGGCACATCAGCAAGGCGCGCAAAGCCCGCCTTAATCTGGCTTTCGCGGTACTCAAAAAGCTCGGCGTTCGTCTCGGCAATGCCGGTTTTGATGGCATGGCGCAGCCGCGCCGGGGCGATAGTCTGCTCAAGGCGCATCAGCTCACGCACACGTTTCGGCTCAATGTCGGGAAAGAAAAACGTGTTTTTAATCACCGGCTCGTCGCCCGCGGGCGGCGGGATGACCACGGTGTTATCCGGCTGCGGCTCTTCGTTTTTATTAATAATCAGCGTCGTCATGACTACCTCTGAAAAGGCGGGCGGTGGACGCCGGTTGCTGAAAAGGTGAAACACCTTCACTGACCGGCGTGCCGCCCTGGCGCGGGGCGCATTCTGTTAACCGGCGTTTTTGCGGGGGCGTCCCCGCCCGCGTTTCGCCGGTGTGGCTGTTTTTTTCTGTGTCGCCGCTTTCGCGGGCGCTTTCGGCGCGGGTTTTGCGGCAACAGACTTCGGATTCAGCTCGCGCGTGAGGCGCTCAATGTCCTTACGCACTCCGGCATTACGGTCGAGCTGGATCGCGCGTTGCAGATGGGTCATGGCGTCAGTGAGCTGACCGGCATCGCGCAGTGTCAGACCGGCGACCTTATGCAGCCGGGCGCGCACTTCGTCGGGCATGTCGGCTTTTGCGGTCATGCTGATGACGTCGAGAAGGATCGCCGCACTGACCGGCTGACCGGCATCGCGGGCGCGCAGAGCTGCGAGCGCCACCTCTTCGGCCAGCATGTAAGGCACGGTGCGCGCATGATTTTCCGGCATCGACAGGTTGTAGCGCAGCGCATAGCGGGCGATTTCCAGCGCGCCGGGAATATCACCGGCATCGAGACGCCACAGCATGACCGTCATTAAAATGGCATCCTGCGCGCCGGTGCCGTTCTCCAGTACGCCCGTCACCCACGGCAGATAAAACGGCAGCAGCTCGCGCTTTTTGTCGGCTTTACGCTCTTTCGAGTGGATTTCTTTCAGCGTCCGGCGGTCTGCGGCCAGCTTAACGAGCATCTGCTCATAAGCGGTGGCATGGCGCAGCGGGGCGTTATCCCGCTGCGCGGCCAGCATGGCCGAGACCCGCATCGCGTGACGCTGTGCGGGGCTCGCCATCGGTTACGCTCCTTCGCCGGTGGTGGAAGTTTCCGACCCGCCAGCAGGTGCGGCCGTCAGGGCTTTCATGGCGTCGACGATTGCCGCCGCAAACACAGTGGCGGTGGTGCCTTCCGGGGTTTCCTCTTCTTCCGGCTCAAGAATTTCGATGTTCTCAATCAGGCAACCGGCTTCGTAATCTTCAATCACAAAGTCGACTTTCACCTGCTCGTAGTTTTCCACCTGGTCGAGCTTCGGATTCTCGATGATGTGGCGGCGGTGGCCGTCCTCGTAGAGATAAATCGAGAGATTATCCAGCGTGGTGATCAGAATGCTGTTCGCCGGGAAGAACGGCGCGCGCACCGCCTGTAACTGGCCGATGGTTTTCTGGCTGATAATCAGCTCCCCGGCCAGTTGCTCGGTGTTCGGCTGGAATTTATTGATCATCGGGAAATATTTGTCGGTCAGGATGCGCCGCCCGCACACGACCACCATTTCCGGGTTTTCGCGGTGAATTTCGGCAATCAGCGTTTCATGCGCATCCATCACCAGCGCGTCGAGGTTTTTGTAATGCCCTTTCTTGCCGACCTTGATGGTCGTGGAAATGACCGCGCCGGTGTCATCAACGACCTTATTCATGACGCGCGCCGGTGCATCGTTGCGGTACTTCTGCAACCAGCCGACGGCCACATCCTGCAACAGCGGGTTTTTCTGGCGGTCAGAGGTTGCCGCACGGCTCACGCCGTTAAAGCCGATGGTGATGTAATCCAGCGCCTGGCGCTTGACGATCGCGTCGCGGATGCGGGTCTGGAAGTCCTGGAAACGCGCCCACAGATCGAGCTTGTTGTACTTCATGTGAAAATCGAAGTTCACCGGCTGACAGAAATAGCGGTAAGCGTCCATTTTCGAAAAATCAGCGGTCTTGCGCTCCACGCCGTTCGACGTGTCGGCAGTGCTGGCAATCGTGCCGTTGACGTCGATGCCGATTTTCTCCTCGGTCAGCTCGCCGACCACCACCATGTTGATTTTTTGCAGGAAGGAAGAGGATTGCTGGATCTTGTCAAACAGCGTCTGCGTCACCGACGGCTCAACGCTGAATTTCTTGCTCAGGTCGTCCACGCTGACGAAGTTAAGCTCAGCGAGGCGGGTCAGCCAGGCATTAAATTTAAAGCGGGTTTCTTTACGCATTGTGTCGTTTGTCCTGTGATGAAAGAGGGAGGCCGGTTAGCAGTCGGTCAGCGCAGCGGCAGCACCGTCGCCGCCGGTGCTCAGTTTGCGGCGCGGCTGCGTGTTACCCGGTGTTTTGTCCAGGGTGGCGGTGATCGCACTGAATTGCTCAGTGGTTTTGCTCGCCTCATCAGCCACGCTTTTCTTAAGCGCGGTGAGCTCGCTCTCCAGTGAGGTGAAACGCGTTTCGGCATTGTCCTGACTGGTCTGGACGCGCTCCGCAATCGTGGTCACGGCTTCGTGGACATCGTTAAAACGGGCGTCATCAGAGGACTGGCGACGGCTGAAAATGGCTTTCACCGAGTCAGTCAGCTTGTTCAGCAGGGTTTCGGGGGCGTCCTCGAATTCCAGCTCGGCCAGGGTGGCAACAGAGAACAGGTTTTCCGGGCTGGCCTTGAAGCGCTGGAGCGGGTTGTGTTTGGCGGTGCGGCAGAATTCCAGATACTCAGTGCCGAGGCTTGCCGGGTCATCAGTGACGGCCAGACCAACCAGATAGCATTTGCCGCTGTTGGCGAAATTCGGCTGAATTTCCATTGAGGTATAAACTTTCTGGCCTTTCGCCACCATATCGACCAGCGTGTCGAGCGGGGCAATTTTGCCGAACAGCGCCAGCTTGCCGTTAAGCGCGGAATCGTCCTCGATTTTCTCCGCTTTCAGCTCAACCACATCCCCGTAACGGGCGAAAGCGCCGTCAGGCAACAGGCCGCGCAGGTGTTCGAGGTTGATGCGGCAGCCGTAAACACGCGGGTCGAATGAATCGGCCATTTCCTGAATATCGGCCGCGCTGATAATGCGCCCGTCGCAGGTGTCACCCTCGACGCCGATACGAAAGAATTTTGAGACTTTTTTTGCCATCGTCAGCAGTCCTGATTATGTGTGAAGGAGTCACGTTGATTTCAGGGGCTAGTTTCCCGGCTCGTCCGCTGGTTCGCCATCAGTCACGGATGGCTTGCCCCCTGCACATCAGCGGCTTAGCGAATCGCCGGTCGCGCTTGAGTAGCCTTGCCCTGTATCCATGACGGCGAGGCAGGCATGACCATCACCACCGACACCACACTCTTAAATGACCCGCGACGACAGGCGGCGCTGTTGTACTGGCAGGGGTTTTCCGTGCCGCAAATCGCGGAAATGTTGCAGACCAAACGCCCGACGGTGCAGAGCTGGAAACAGCGCGACGGATGGGACGACACCGCCCCGTTAGACCGGGTGGGAAATACCTTAGAGGCGCGGTTAATTCAGCTCTATGCCAAGCCGGAGCTGACCGCGCATGATTTCAAGGTTGCTGATTTTCTGGCGCGCCAGATGGAGCGCTTTGCGCGCATCAACCGTTACGGCCAGACCGGCAACGAGGCCGACCTGAATCCCAACGTGGCCAACCGCAATAAAGGGGAGCGCAGGAAGCCGAAAAAGAATTATTTCAGCGAGGAAGCCATAGAAAAACTGGAAGAGATTTTCTTCGACCAGTCTTTCGCCTATCAGCTCGGCTGGCACAAGGCCGGGCTGGAGCACCGCATCAGGCACATCCTTAAATCCCGCCAGATTGGCGCAACATTTTATTTTGCCCGCGAGGCGCTGTTACGCGCCCTGCAAACCGGCCAGAACCAGATATTTTTATCGGCGTCGAAAACACAGGCGCATGTGTTCCGCAAATACATCATCGCCTTTGCCCGCCTTGTCGATGTCGACCTGAGCGGCGACCCGATTGTTATCGGCAACAACGGCGCGGAGCTGTTATTTCTCGGCACCAATTCAAACACCGCGCAGAGCCATAACGGCGACCTGTATGTCGATGAAATATTCTGGATCCCCAATTTTCAGAAACTGCGCAAAGTGGCGTCGGGCATGGCGTCGCAAAAACACCTGCGCACCACCTATTTTTCGACGCCCTCCTCACTCGGTCACGGCGCGTACCCGTTCTGGTCAGGCGACCTGTTTAACCGGGGGCGCGCCAGCGCCAGCGAGCGGGTTGATATCGATATCAGTCACGCGGCGTTAGCGCGCGGCGTGGCATGTGCTGACGGGCAGTGGCGGCAGATTGTCACCATCGAGGACGCGCTCGCCGGGGGCTGCACGCTGTTTGACCTGGATGCCCTGCGGCGGGAAAACAGTGCGGATGACTTCCGCAACCTGTTCATGTGTGAATTTGTCGATGACAAGGCGTCAGTGTTTCCGTTCGAGGAGCTGCAACGCTGCATGGTCGACAGCATGGAGGAATGGACGGATTTTCAGCCATTTGCCGACCGGCCATTCGGGCATCGCGTGGTGTGGATTGGTTACGACCCCTCACACCGTGGCGACAGCGCCGGGTGCGTGGTTATCGCGCCGCCGTTGGTTGCCGGGGGCAAGTTCCGCATTCTGGAGCGCCACCAGTGGAAAGGGATGGACTTTGCCACACAGGCCGAATCCATCCGCGAGCTCACGCAAAAATACAACGTGGAATACATCGGCATCGACTCGACCGGGCTCGGTCAGGGCGTGTTCCAGCTTGTACGCTCGTTTTACCCGGCAGCGCGTGACATTCGCTACACGCCGGAAATGAAAACCGCGATGGTGCTCAAGGCCAAGGACACCATCACGCGCGGATGTCTCGAATATGACGTCAGCGCCACCGACATCACGCAGTCGTTTATGTCCATCCGCAAAACCATGACCAGCAGCGGGCGCAGTGCCACCTATGAGGCCAGCCGCACCGAGGAAGCCAGCCACGCGGATTTAGCCTGGGCGACCATGCACGTACTGATTAACGAACCGCTGACCGCCGCGACCGGCCAGTCGTCATCTTCCATTCTGGACTTCAACTGATGAGCAAAAATAAAAAGCAAAAATACACACCGAAACCGCGCCAGCACACTGCCGCGCCCGCACAGAGTATGGAGGCGTTTACCTTCGGCGAACCAGTGCCGGTGCTTGATAAGCGCGAAATTCTCGATTATGTCGAATGCGTCCATAACGGCCAGTGGTACGAGCCGCCGATAAGTTTTTCGGGGCTGGCAAAAAGTATGCGCGCCGCTGTTCACCACAGCTCGCCGGTGTACGTTAAACGCAACATTCTGGTGTCGACGTATATCCCGCACCCTCTGTTATCACGTCAGGATTTCAGCCGATTTGTATTAGATTTCCTTGTTTTTGGTAACGCTTTTTTGGAGAGACGCTTTAGTCTATCCGGAAAGACACTCAAGCTTGAAACATCGCCGGCAAAGTACACCCGGCGCGGCGTGGAGGAGGATTCCTACTGGTATATTCAGAACTTCACGAAACCGCATCAGTTTGCGCCCGGTTCCGTGTTCCACCTGCTGGAGCCCGATATTAACCAGGAGATTTACGGAATGCCGGAATATCTCAGCGCGCTTAACTCAGCGTGGCTGAATGAGTCGGCGACGCTGTTCCGGCGCAAGTATTACCAGAACGGTGCGCACGCGGGTTACATTATGTATGTCACCGATGCCGCGCAAAGCAGTACCGATGTTGAGGCGCTGCGCAAGGCGATGCGGGATTCGAAAGGGCTCGGAAACTTTAAGAACCTGTTTTTCTATGCGCCGAACGGGAAATCCGACGGCATTAAAATAATTCCGCTAAGTGAAGTGGCAACCAAGGATGACTTTTTTAATATTAAAAAAGTTAGCGAAAGCGACCTGTTAAGCGCACATCGTGTGCCACCGCAACTGATGGGGATGATGCCGAACAATACCAGTGGTTTCGGTGACGTCGTGAAGGCTGCACAAGTATTTGTTCGTAATGAATTAACTCCGTTACAAGAGCAGCTTAAAGAAATCAATAATTGGGTTGGTGAAGACGTAATGAATTTCAGCTTATATGCACTTATTGACTTCACAAAATAAAAATTTAATGACAGGGCGAGGAAACCTCGCCCTGCAATTTTAAGAATACATATCTTCCCACATATCCATATATTTCCGAACAAAGACATCCACATCCAAAACAGTAACATCATGATCTTTATAATACTTATACACCCCCCTAGCATCTTCCAGCCTACTTCCAAAAACATCGTCTCTCGGAGCAACCAAAAATTTATTAAAAGCCCAAGGGTGAAGCATATTAAAAGCCCATAAAGGCACTTTGTCGACTGGAAGGGATATATCCAAATAATCTTCATGATAACAGGGGATAACATATCTTAACTGACGTGATTTAGAATTTAATCCTTTCTTAATTAACGCTTTATCAACGCTGATATTCTCTTTCCCATCATCATTAAGAATGACGTTAAAAGTGTGATATTTTCCGCCATATCTTACATCCTCTTCGTGCTCACCTGTAAAAATAAATCTCACACTATACTTAAGTCTGACGCATAATTCCGCGAGACAAACAGTAAGGTAGCTATTAAAATCTATCAAGTTTTTATTTCTTAAACCACCCACATGGAAACCAATTGGCTTCTCTGAGAAAAAATAATCTTTTACCGGAATGCCATTAATAACATAATCCTGCCAGAGATTATCATTTTTTATATCAAACCTAGAGTAGTAAAAAAAAGCGGCTTCACTTTTATCATCAGTATTATTTGTTATATGGACTCTATTTTCTTTAACAACAAGATTTATCAAATCTAAAAGATCGCCAAGCTTCTCACGTTTAAGTTCGGCCCTATTGATAGTCACCCAATCACCAGCATTATCGCAAAATAAATCAACCACGCCTGAAACCCCACTCAATCCTGAAGTCAGGAATTTTGCTTCTATTTTGCTTCGCTTATAATAAACTGAGGACGTATACTTTGATTCAAGATCCACTCTTAGAGCGAAATCCATACCATTAGTAAAATCTGTATGAAAAACTTCTTCCTCATCATTTGTATTTTGGTTTAAGAAATTATCACCATTTAATAAAAGTTCTATTGGAGATGATCTAAATGTTTGTCCTATTAAGTCCGCAATAATAGAGGGAATAATTTCAAGCTTGTCATGGCAGAATGGATCAAAACTCCTAACTACATTTGAAGCAGAGGAGGGAACTGATGTAGGTATTTTATTCTCACTTATTGATAAAGCCACCTCAGTCCCATGGAAATAATCATCTTTAAATTCTCTAATTTTAAAATCAGGATTCGAACCTGTTTTAATAACCTCTATTATATAGCCACTACCATAAGGGCAGCGTGTTTTAATTACTACATCATCACTCATAGTAAAAACGCTTTGAAGCCCTATCCCGAAAAAACCATTAGGCTTTGCCCAATTTGGCATTGAATTCAAAAAACGCTTTCTTTTTGAGCTAGAGGGAGAGCCGACGTTTAATACTTTTTTGACATCCTCTAAAGACATTCCTGTAGCATAATCTCTAACACTTAATCTATATTTTAACTTATCATCAAATGACGTCAAAGGGTGTAATAGAATATCAATTTTCTCTTTATTTAAAAGATTTATAAATTGCTCCCGCAGTTCTATATCGCAATATTCCTCAATCCGGCCTTGAAATTTGTAATCAATATCACTCCAGACCTTATATATCGTAGCATCAATGGCATTTTGTATAATCTCTCTGATATATGGATATTTTTCATTATAAATGGATGTATTCGTAATATAGTCATAAACCCTTTTAATATCTAATTTTATCTTTGGGGGGGCATTATCAATCCCGATATGATCTATTAGTTTGCATTCCAATTTAGATATTACTGGCAGGGTTTTATATTTATTATTCGGCGAGATATTGTTCCAATTATTTTTCTGAAAATGAAACTCATCTGCGATATAATCAAACCAACCTCTTTGAGCGTTATAACTCCCATATTCTTTACATATAGAGACAATTTCTATTAGGTCACAATTAATATAAAGACTTGTAACTGAATCATGCTTACCTTTATGATCAATTGATGTTTTCGGAACGTCACCTATACTTGCCATTAAGGTTTCACAAAACCGTCCGTCATCAATATCTAATAAATCCCCAAGTCTCAGAAGAGCGGCTACGTAACGAGGATGAGCATAATCGTTCGCATCCATGCCGTCATTAGTATGCGGCAATCTCAAGATCTCACATCTATCCTTTCCATGGCACTCTACAATTTCAGACATAATTCCAAATAATCTACTCGGGATTAGATAGTTCCTCGGTGACTTAACTTCTATAAGTTCTGGGTTATAAACATACTCACCAGACACTTTTGGATGCTTTCTGCGAAAATAGTCGGCAATTAAAAACATCATTGAGTCAGAAAACTGAAGTATATCATCAAACGACTCTATGTTAGTTTTATTTTTTATTTTCTTAGCATGTATACTTAAATCAGATTGAAATTCAATGTGTTCATCAAGAAATATTTGAAACTCCTTATCATTAACCAAATCTTTTTTTTGCTGTTTAGTAATAATCATACCTGCATCATGCCAATAACATGATTCCAGCAATAACCAGCAATCAGTTGCTGATAGTTTATCGATATCAGGTAAAATTATCTTTTCTATTTGCGTTATTATTGTTGATGAATGGGATGAGTCATGCAGACTATAGTGAGGGAAAGTAGTTGATACAGCATTAAGGGCTCTTTGCAGAAGTTTTTTATCAAATTCCCACTGCGCCAATAATAACGAATAGTTACTATTAGTTTGTGCAAGGCTTCTCAACCGCTCTTCTATTGCCATTTTGATTTTCCTTTTTCTCGGGGTCTGAGCTAATCACGGCGTTGCGCTTACAATAAACATTTTATGAACGAGCGCGCAATGCTTTCCCCGCCTCGCCTGCCCGCTTCAAAGGGCGGTTTTGATGCAGTTGTACTAAGCCATTGGCACCATGCCAGTTCTGGCATCATAGACAAGTAGACTTATATTAAAATAAATGCGACTTCATGCATCCTATTGACGCATTGCTATTGAACTTTTACTTGCAATTCAGTAGGGTTAATGCTTTTGGGATTTTTTTTCAAAATGCACATCGATAATTCTGCTCAGACACTACGCAGCTTCCTGACCAAGTTAAGGCAACAAGATCAAGGTCTATCTACTAAGAAAGCATTAATCAATGTCTTTGATATACCAGAAAGTCCGGAAAGGGATTCTATTTTATGGGAAAAAATTGCTAAATTTATGTGCATCCCCCAAAAAATTAATGAAACCATACAAGACTATTTCCCAGACGAAGAAATTCCCGCCCCAAACTGGAGACCATCGCTCCATCAGTTTTTCACCTGTCTGAATCTCAATGAACCTTTGCAAAATGCGCTGTCGCGCGTGAGCGACGCTGCTTTAAACGATCTTGGAATGTTATCTATCCTTTTTAAAACAAAAGGGCAAGTTGGAAAGCTAAAAACTGATAAAATACAAGAAATTATGCAACAATTACTTGAGCTAAAAAAATCCGTTATGGGATCAGAATTTGAAGTAGAAACTAGAAAAGACATTTTGCACTACATCAATAATATGATTCGTGCTTTCGAAGATTATGAGCTAACTGGCATCGAACCAATTATCTCTGCAACGGAGGCAACAATGGGACATGCCTGCATGTCAGAGCCTTTTAATAAAATGATGAAAACTACCGAAACAGGCTCAAAATTAAAAGATATCGTGAAGACAACCGTAGAGTCGATCAATCGTGTTGAGGGGTTGGTTAGCTTGGGAGCTAATGGGTTAACTCTTCTTGAATATTTTAATAAATGATATTATTTCCAGCGATATTATTAATAAATATCGCTGGACTTTCAAAATAATAATAAATTTGGATCAGCATTCTGCGCCGTAGGTTCATTGTGTTTTCACTCAGCAATTTCTTAAGTAAAAAATAAAATCTAATCCCTGAGACAAAGATACAGATCTGTCAAAATCAAATGCATCATGGCACGTGCGTCCGAGCCAATAACCGCCGCTATATTCTTTTAAACGCTGGGAAAAGACCCAACCGCCGCCAACAAAAAACGGTAATGTTCCCCCACGATAGATAATCTGAAAATTGTACTCACGCCCCCATAAAGCCCCCTACCGCCTTGCGTAGCTCGTTGCTCAACCCCGCAATACGATAATCATTTATCGTATTGCGGGGTTCTCTAACTCAGCCCGATGCATCTAAATCCCACATAATCAATGACGCGGCAATTTAATTATTATTTATTGTTTTTCCAAAGGAATAGCTGAAAAAGCAATAGAAAATGCATTGTTTTTCATTAAATTACCACTCGCTAATTCTGCGATTAAATTCAGTGCTATTTCGCGATCCCTTTCATGGCACGCTCCCTCAGTAGTCAGACGCGCAATCAACTCAACACGCTCAAGCATGACCTGTTCTTTTAATTCGTTTCTCACAAAACTTCTCCCACATGAGATACTGTATAAACATACAGTATAATGATTGTTTGTACAAAGTGAAATAAAAAAATCAACCATAACCCTTTGTATCTTTGAGATATAAATTTGAACGTCTTCTCAGTTTTCTTTCACCATTCCAGACAAAACGGCAACACGGGCAAGGATTTCCTTAGCCTTTGCAAAAAAAGGTGGGGCGGTAGAAAAAACCTCTCCCGCTTCGGATCCCCGACACCATTTTCCGTTAAAACAACTTTTGCCATGCGCCATTAAGTGCAGCGCTTCGCACCGGCTTATAGTGATGCCGGTTAAAAGCTGTATTTCGTCAATCGTCCTTGTTATCGCTCCATCCTGCGCTGGCGTTCCGTGGATAAAATTGCGGCGCTCGGTCGGCTTTTTATCCCTTAACCTGTTAGTTAACTGCCGTCTCTGATATCGATTTAATGGTTTTGATAAATCCAGCGTCGGTGGATCGCTTTCGCTCCCCGTACAGTTATTGACAGAACTCCGAGAGGGCGCGGTCGCGCCCTTAAGGTCAACGACCAAATCAACAGCGCGTTTCGGGACAATCTTCCACTGAGTGAGGCGGGTCAGAATCGGTGAACCTGTACCGACTGTGACGTCGTACACGCCACGAATGCAGACAGTCTCCTCGCCATACTGGTTAAACTCGGCGCGAGACTCATAGAGCGTGCGCACCTGTAAATCATCACGACGGACAAACGCGCCGCCCTGCGCGTTGACATAGCCCGCCCAGTCACCAGCATCAGCGGCGTCATGAACGGCGGCAAATTCCACGCTAAGACCGTGGGCGGTTTCAGTGTCAGCCAGACGACGCAATTCGCGGTATACCGTCACAGGCGCGCCACCGATAAACTGGAATTGCCGGATGTGCCAGCGAGCCGCCCAGGCTGAAACAGCGGGAGCCGTCTCTTTCAACAGCTCGCCGCTTTCATCATCTTTCTCGCCATCAAGCGCATAACCGTCAATATTCTTGGAAATGTATTTAGCAACGTACCCCGTAGCGCTGCCTTTCTCCGGGTCGATAGCCTCGGCGTGAAAACGGGCTTTTCTGGCTTTATCGCTGCTGAGCTCGCTCTCATCTTCCTGCCACGCATAATCACGAATAACCCTGCGAACACGCTCGACATCTTCCGGCAGCATAAACATCAACATGTGCCAGTGTGGTGTGGCGTCGTGATGTGGCTCGGCGACGCGGATGCCAAAAATACGGATTTCTTCGCGGTGAAGTTTGGCGCGGATGCGCGCCCAGAGAGAGGTTAAATAATTCTGCGTATCGGACGGACTCGCACCGTTCCATTTGTGATTACGGTAGCCCGCTTTAGTTGTGGCGTGATATTTCGACGGTGCGGTCAGCGTATAAAATTCACCGACATAACCAAGCTCATTACAGATATTTTCGAACCCACGAATGCGGGTCATCAGCTCGCAGCGGCGAATGGCCGGATTAGCGACAGAGCCGTCGTATTTTTCAATCAGGCTGATGCGGTTGCCGTCCTCGTCTTCCAGCTCCAGACCTTTCAGAAATTCGCGGGTTCGGCGCTTTTGCTCGCGCCAGTCTGTCACGCATGATTTGCTGGCATAGGCGTGTTTTTTCTTGCTGACGTTGCCAACGGCAATTTGCAGATGTTCGCGCCAGGCAGATGCAACACGGCGCAAGCGGCCACGCCACCACGTTTCATTAAACATGCGCATTACCGCCGGTGCGATCTCATCCTGGCCGACATATTTGTTTGTAACGCGCTCCCAATTAGGCGGAGTGATATTGAATTGCATCGCAATCATACCGGCGCGCATATACCAGCGATAAAGCGCCTTAAGTTCTCCGGCATCGGTGTCGTCATTATTCGCCAGCTCACCGCGAATAAAATTCGCGATGTCGGCGGCAAGGAGGTCAATATCGGCTTTCGACATATCCGGGAGCCGGTTAAACCGCGCCACCATATTCACCAGGCGTGAGGCCAGATATTGCAACACGCCGGTATCAAAATGGCTGTTAAAAATGGCGGCAGATACATCGTGATTAATGCCGGTGGACTTATATTTTTTTGCGACCAGCTCAAGGCGCGGCAATGCTTTTTTGCAAAAGCTGATTAAAAAGGCATTGGCTCGCTGGCTGTCGTGATGTTGTTCCAGAGTGGCGGCGGTGCGGTACACGTCATAACGGACGCATTCAGGCTGAAGCGATAACGCCTTGCGGGCATGAAGCAACGCCGCAATCATATGATCGCGGCGATGCTGTTCGGCGTAGGTCAGATAAGGGCTGGCGATGGCTGACCGTGGCGAGTTCCACGGCCAGGCATAGGTTACGTTTACCGTCATGTTGCGCTGGCCTGGCGGCGCTCAATGCTTAACATCACATATCCCGGCGCCCATTCGCTGACATCAGTGATATGGGTAATCCGCACGAAAATAAAAGCACCTGTAAACCCGACAAGATTTGCATCATGTTCTGACTCGCCATATTCATTCAGACAGAGCGAATCCCCGACCGCGAAATCACGGTCGGCGAGACGTAGCTCAGCTTTTTTAATACCGAGAAGAACATCCCGAAAATGTTCAGGTTGTGTTTTGAGGTTGTGCGTCTTGCTCAAATTGCCCCCCTGTAATGCTTGTTTTTGAGTTCGAGCATTTGCTGGCAGGTCACGCAAAGCGATACGCCATAAATCGCCATGCGACGGGCTTCAGGGATTGGTGATTCACACTCTTCGCAAATAAAACGAGATGGCGCGCTTATACGGCTGCGCGCGTTGTTGATGTGGCGCTCGCGTTCTTCCTGCTCGCGCTGCTGGATGTGATCCATTGCATCGGCCATCAGTGAAGCTCCTGAGATTCGTTTTCGTAGCGAACGGCTTCAAGGCGCAGCAGTTCCGCAGCTTCTTTACCGCTCAGGCCTTTTTTAGTGATATGGATAGCCAACGCCTCAAGACGGATAGACACGGCTAAAGCGCGGTCTCGGCGCTCTTCGTTTTTAGCTTTATTAAGCAAGCTGACCAGTACATCGTTATCAGCTTCAAAATTGCGGGTTTCGATATTTTGCATTTTGCTTTCTCCTGAATTTGGGCAAAGAAATGCCCGGCGGGTTTACGCCATTAAATTTCTGTTGATATTAATTCGGCATGGTTAGCCGTTTGGGAAATAAGCTCACGACTGCGCGAAAATGGTTCATTGCTGAAATAAGCGCTTTTTTCTCGTCAGTAGTCAGCTCACTTAATTTGAGCCCGTGACGAACTGCCGGTATTTTTGCCAGAAAGAAAATAGCGGCCAGTGCACGCTCGTTGTCTTCATGCTGTGGGTCGCGTGTATCGCGCATATTCGCGACGAATTGCTCGACCTCTTTCCAGCTATCCCCCCAGAAACGCCCGCGTATTTCGGCGATATGATTCAGGCCGGCCATACGCGCGCCAGTGCTTAGCGGAACCGTTGCGGAAACAGCTTCGATAGCCATGCAGCCCCCTTGAAAGAAACAGGCTTTGCCTGAGTTTGTGAGCGCACCGGATGCCAGCGCTGACCGTTCTCGCCCACAATCCAGCCGTGTCCGTAATGCATGGCAGGGCTTTGCTTAACGAGTAAAGACGCGAATGAAGGTTCGTTATTCATCCTCACCTCATATCAGGCCAAATGACGCGCCTAGGCCGCTAACGGTATCGACGACACTGGACATTGCCGGGTTAGCCTGGAGGCGCGCCTGTAATGCGAGCGCGGTCAGCGAAAGCATGCGGATACCAGAATTAACGTTTTCAACCATTCTGTATTTTTTTGTCTGGGTTAATCGCTCTGTTGACACTGCGCCGCCCGCCAGGTCGCCAAGCTCAGCCATTGCACGCATGACGTAGGTTTGCATCTTGTCCTTCGCCAGCTCATTAACCGGCACACACGGCAAGCAATGGAGCTGAGCCAGAAAACCATCAACCAGCGTTGAATCTTCGGTGAGGTCTGTCAGCAACCAGATTTCACGTGGTGTTAACTGGTGCGGTTGTTCCGGGTTGAGTTTGTTGTAAAGAGTGTGCGGCTTGATACTTGCCTTAACAGCCAGCTCTTTCACGTTGTGAGTAGTCGCGAATTTTCTGCAAGCGTCATCAAAGTGTGTATGTGACGAAACGCGAAAATCTAACATGTTGGAAATTCCTTTATATCCCAAAATGGATTTATCAGGCTTGCATTGTGATTTCGCAGCCCTGAGCCGCTTCCACCGTCAGGGCGAACAGGTTCACTTCGATAAGGCTGTTAACGCCTTGTTTTTTTACGGATTGGAAGTCTGCCCTCACGAATCATTTGGCGGGCATAGCTAAGCTTGTAGCCGGTTCGGCGGCAAAACTCATCAATAGTGATGTATGGCTCAGACACTACAAGGTTGAAGCAGGGACGCATTGAAAAATTACGATTCATGATGCACTATCCTAAGTTTGGGTATTGTCAAAACTATTTAATAGTTTTCAAAACTATTCAAACATTCACAGATCGGAGAATAGGATCACAAAACGCCAATGTCAACACATAAAATCACAATTCGCCATATTAAAAATGAGTTGAAATCCTCGATCATGAAAAACCATGGGGGACAAAAGGTTATAGAACGCATACTTAAAGCATATGGTTTCTCTTCACGACAGGCTTTTTGCAATCACTTAGATATTTCACAAAGCACCATGGCTAATCGGTATGCAAGAGATACATTTCCAGCTGATTGGGTTGTTATTTGCAGCCTTGAAACCAGTGCTTCGCTTCTTTGGCTGAGTTGTGGTGAAGGAATGATGTTTGAGGACGGCAAAGATGAACGTGCAACTATTTTGAAATATTTTAAAATCACAAATGGGTTGTTGACATCACAAAACGAAATTGTTTATGACAACAGCGAAATTCCAGAAGGGTTAACTGAACCATTTGTTGTCTCAACAGACAAGTCTCGCTATTTAGTCGATAAGTATGAAGGTGAGGTAACAGATGGTCTGTGGCTAATAGAATTCGACAAATTAGCCAGTGTAAGAGAAATTTACAGATTTCCAGGTGGCCGTGTAAGGATCGAGAACGGCAAGGCATCATTTGAATGCGGAGCCTCTGATGTTAAGGTCCTTGGTAAAATTATTACTAAAACTGAATTTATCGATTAAGGATTTAGCATGACTACATCCCCTGAGAAAGATCAAGAAAAAGCTGCTATTAATAAAGCAGATAAGGATAAACCAAGTTGCTTTGTAATTATGCCAATCGCAGATATGCAAGGCTATGAATCAAGGCATTTTGACCGAGTCTACAATCATATAATTAAGCCATCTTGTAATCTTGCTGGTTTTAATCCAATACGGGCTGATGATGTCACAAGTTCTAACTTCATTGTATTAGATATACTCCGCAAAATTATTGAATGCGATATTGCCATATGTGACTTAAGCGGGCGTAATCCTAACGTGATGTATGAGCTTGGGTTAAGGCAAGCCTTTAATAAAAAAACGGTATTAATTAAAGACGAAAAAACAACGAGCCCATTTGATGTGCAAGCTTTTCGTTATTTTGAGTATGATAGTTCATTACGAATAGATAATGCACAACTAAACGTTCAATCAATATCTTCGGCGCTGAACTCAACTTATGGCGCAGATAGTAATGATATTAACTCAATCGTACAGCTATTAAGGATTCAGCCAGCCCAAGTTGGTGAGAAAACAGTATTAAGTCAAGAAAATTCCCTCTTATTCAAAGCGATAAAAGAGTTGGAGCAGAAGCTGAACCCACCAAAACAATCGATGAATAATGTAAATAGCTCCTTAATTTCCGTTGACGATGCTAAAAGATACTCAAATATAGGAGAGTCACTCAAGGACCAACTTGATTTCTATCCTATTGAAAGCCTTATAGGGAATCTATATTATGATACTTTAGAAAATAAAAATATCGGTACATTACAGGGTTTAATCCTAGATAAAAATGGAAAAGAGCATCTACAATTCAAGCTAGGTAGAACCCTGTCAAAAGTCAGCATTAATTCACCTTATCTGTCAAAAATCATCGAGGATGACATACCGTTCTAATTATGGCTGTTTCAAAATTATCTAATGGTAAATGGCAGGCTCAGATTTTCCCCAATGGTAGAGACGGGAGGCGTATTCGTCGTCAGTTTGCAACGAAAGGTGAGGCGCTGGCATTCGAACGCCATATAAAAGATCAGACACAGGAAAAACCCTGGCTAGGAGAGAAACCAGATAAACGACGCGTTACGGATCTGGTTGAGACCTGGTTCAATGCGCATGGAGTAACCCTGTCTGATGGAATCAAGCGCAAAGGTGCTATGGAGTTTGCCTGCTTAGCTATGGGTAACCCTCTTGCTACAGAATTTAACGCTAAGCTTTTTGCAACCTACCGCGAGCAACGTTTGAGTGGAAAAATAACTCGCTCTGATCGCGTAAAGGCAGTTACTCCCCGCACAGTAAATCTTGAACTGGCGTATTTTCGTGCGATGTTCAATGAACTAAAACGGCTTGACGATTGGAATGCACCGAACCCGCTTGAAAACATCAGAGAATTTAAAATTGATGAGGTTGAGCTGGCTTGGTTAACAATTGAAGAAGTTAGACAACTTTTAGCTGAGTGCGAGAAGAGCAAAGCGGAAGATTTAGTAACTATAGTAAAAATTTGCCTTGCGACAGGTGCGCGTTGGGGCGAGGCTGAGTCTCTAACCGGGAAGCAAATCAGTCCAGGGAAGATTACCTTTATAAAAACAAAGGGTAAGAAAAATAGATCCGTTCCAATTAGTGATGAGCTTTTCGAAATACTACCTAAAGTAAGAACATCAAAACCAGTATTTATCGGCTGCTATTCTGCTTTCAGGGGAGCTTTAAAACGCACAGGAATTGAACTACCTGACGGCCAAATGTCGCACGTATTGAGGCATACTTTCGCAAGCCATTTCATGATGCGTGGAGGCAATATTCTCGTACTCCAGCGCATCCTTGGTCATACGGATATAAAAGTGACAATGCGCTATGCACATTTTGCTCCAGACCATCTGACAGAAGCTGTAGAGTTGAATCCTCTAAATCTTATCTCATTACAATAAAAGGGCGAAATCAACGCCCTTTAAAAAAATCAAAGGACATCTTTCTCGAAAACACTAGCCTCAGGCAAATCAGGCTTTATTTTTTCAATTAAATCTTGGCAATCTTTTGTTCTATTTTGAAGAGCTTTTATAGCTTTTTCTTTTATTCTTGGTATATTGTTAAATCTACCCTTCATCATTCCGTCCGCCCCGTAAGAGCCCCAAATAGCTGCATCGCATACATGAACAATTAATTCAAAACATTCTATATCACTCATAAGAGCAGCAATATCTTTATCATAGGCACCGGCACTTTTAGCGAAAGAATTTGCCTCATCAAAGGTAGAGGAACCGGCCATTTCAAATATATTAATTATTAACTTATTCCTTGCCCAATCTTTACCCCCTATAAAACCCATTAACACAGGGCTAAATTTATATACCTTCAGAACATCATCGATATTAGCCTTGAAGTATTTATCAATTAAAGATTTATCTATGCATAGAATACTTTTTACTATCTGAACAGGATGTTTCAAGTATGTATGTTGGTCTGCTGTTTTGGTAGTTCTTATTATATCCCCGAACATTTTATTTAATCTTAAATAGACTATTTCATCCAACCCATTCAACAAATTTGCATTTGCTGAAATACATTCCATTAACAACTGTCCCTTACCTTCATCTGAGCTACTCTCTTCTAAAACTTGTTTTTTTATTTGCTCTAAAACATCTTGATTAAGAGGCTTACTCGACAATCCCAGTAAATATCTCTTAGCATTATTTTTTACCACCTCATTAGCATCATTCAATGATTCAATTAGTTTTTTTAATAGGTAAGGATAACCATCGGGATGTAGAGTTTTAACACCATCGTTAACTACAGTAGCATGATCTTGTATATTTGTAGTGGGAAACAAATATGCATTTGTTAGCTTTGATAGTATTTGGTCTGCCACTTGGGTGGTTGAAAGCACTGGCTTAGAAAGGAATAGTCTAATAGTCTCAGAATAAACATATCTTGCCTCTTCAGCCGTTGGCTTGTGACCAGAAGGGTGAGCAGCTTTATTTCTTAGAGTTCTCAACACAGAGAGGAAATCAGCATCTAACTCAGTAAGTATTTTTTCAGCTTTTAGTTTATTCAGTAAGTCATTCTCGTACACCTTCTGCTCTTCTCTTTTTTTATTAACATCAGTCAATATAGCTCTAGCTGTTTTATTTGTGGATGCTAAGCCGTCCAATTTCTTTAATAAATCTTCAAATATGGCGATGAATGATAAAACGATGCATGCCCGGTGAGCTCCGGTCATGTAGCATGTTAATGCTTCGCGCATATACTCTTTTAATTCCACATCAACAATATCACTTATAAGCTCTTCCATATCCCTTAGACTTGACATTTCAACCCCTTATCAGTATCAAAAAAAGTGACATTTAATTGTAAATACGATCGGCCAATTGCAATACGAATTCAATGTTTTTTCTGCCTGTACTAAAAATTTGAGTAGGCTTTTCTGCCACTCAAGGAAGCGAGAGGATTGGCAGCAAAATGGCAGCAGACCTAATCACTATGCTGCATCATTCTTCACTATTCGAAGTTTTAAGCCGTTGATAAATTTATAAATACTTGTTTTTTTAAGATTTTAGGTTGGGACTCATAATCGCTTGGTCGTTGGTTCAAACCCAACAGGGGCCACCATTTTTCAAGGACTTAGATATATTGTAAGTCCTCTTGCTTTTCTAGGATACCCATAGGATACCGCAGTAAGGTATAACCGAGTATTCCTCAGTGTTCTACAGTTGGGTCGTAGCAGCCGTTCAACTGAAATTTAAGAAGTGCTACGGGTTTGAGTGCCCCCTCATAGGCAACCTCAAGGAGTATTCTATGGATACTGTCGAAAAGGGCTCAGACCTGCTGTCTAAACGTATCTGTGCTATGAGCGGTCTTATCTTGGCTCTGGCAAGTGTTGGGCTTCATGCCTCTCTTGTTATACCTGTAAGTATCGCTCTGGTTTTCCTGCTGCGTAAATGATGGCGTAACAAGCCCGGCCTAACGAAAGTTAGGCCACCTTGTTTTGACATCCTTTCCTTCTCTATATTGAGGTCAATGATGACTACCAAATTCGAACAGTTGAAAAAAGAATTAACCGATTTGGATAAAATGGGCACACAATTAGTTTATTCAATGTACAAAGAGCAAGATCAGCTTGATGAAGATGCAATAAAAAAAATTACTGAAAAAGGATGGGAATTTGTATCTGTACATCAAGAGTATCAGCGCTGGTATACAAAAGCATATAGGGTAATATCTCAAATCATTCCTGAACGACTGAGTGAATTCGAATCCCTTTATAAAGCAGATCCAAAAAGAAAAGAGTTAAGTTATTCTAACTACACCATTTCTGATTATCTCATAAACATTGTCAATGGCAATAGGACCCGTGGACCTGAAGATGCCATTCCAAAGATGATAATTCAGTCAAAGATACTTAACTCTGCAAGAGAAAGATTTAAAAGTGCACTGTTTGATATTAAAGAGATTCTTCAGGCTGATATTTACGACTCTGAACTTGATACGGCTAACGAATTAAATAAAAAAGGGTTTATCCGTGCTGCGGGTGCAGTGGCCGGCGTGGTGCTTGAAAAACATTTAGCCCATGTTTGTTCAGTTCATAAAATCAAACAAAAAAAATCCAATCCATCAATTTCAGAATATAATCAAGCTCTCAAAGATAATGATATTACCGACACTACCACATGGAGATTCATACAGCACCTCGGCGATATAAGAAATTTATGTGATCATAATAAAGACAGAGAGCCTAAAAAAGATGAAGTTAATGAATATATCAGCGGGATAATGAAAATCACAAAAACTGTTAATTAATTTCTAAACGGAATATTTTAGCAATATTGTTTAGATGTTTTTTCCATTGATATTCAAAAATATTGATCAGCGGACTGTGCCTTTCTTAAATAGGCGGAACGTTGTGAAGGAGGGCGGATGATTAGCCGATCCTGCCCGTTCCGTCCGTGACCCTGCTTGCAAGCCATTTCAAGCAACACTAGTTCTCCATTAATCAT